CAAGAGTTTTCTCAGCCAAAGGCTGACCCTAAAGCAAAGGCTTGGCAAGAGAAAAATACTTGGTTTGGTGAGGACGAAGAAATGACCGCCCTCGCCCTTGGCCTGCATGAAAAACTGGTCCGAAGCGGAGTTGATCCGAATTCAGACGAGTATTATCGTAGAGTTGATGAAACCATGAGGAAGCGTTATCCGGAGGCATTTGACGATGCTGAGGACGACGATAAACCTCAAACGAAGCAGGCTGAAAAGCCTACTCGCGCAAATAAGCCAGCCACTGTAGTGGCCCCAGCGACAAGGAGTACCGCCCCTCGTCAGATCCGTCTGACGCCTACACAAGTTGCTATCGCTAAAAAACTTGGTCTTAGCAATGAACAATATGCTCGTGAACTCATGAAACTGGAGAGTAACTAAAATGGCTGACAACAGACTCGCACGTGAACTCGAAAATCGGGAATCCGCGCAGCGCACTAAAACTTGGACCCCGCCTCAGACGCTTCCGGCACCAAATCCGCAGCCGGGCTGGGTCTTTCGATATATCCGGACCAGTATTATGGGTACTGCTGACCCATCGAATACCTCCGCAAAATTCCGTGAAGGTTGGGAGCCTGTGAAGGCTGAAGATCATCCGGAGTTGATGCACCATGCCGATCAGAATTCCAAGTTCAAAGGGAATATCGAAATCGGTGGACTGTTGCTCTGCAAGGCTCCTGAAGAGTTAATGAAGCAGCGTGATGACTATTACGCCCAGCAAGCAAAGGCTCAGATTCAGTCTGTGGACAACAATTTTATGCGGCTGAATGATGAACGGATGCCGCTCTTTAGTGAGCGAAAGTCTGTGACTTCGTTTGGCAAGGGTAAATAATCAATTTTAGGAGTTTAAAATGCCTTATCCTACCGTTTCAGCCCCGTACGGGCTGGAACCGATCAATCTGATCGGTGGTCAGGTATTTGCGGGTTCGACCCGTATGTACCCGATTCAGTACGGCTACGCTACGGACATCTTTAATGGTGACTTTATCGTAGTTTCTCGCGGCTTTGTGACTCGCGCTTCGGTCGGTGCTGCCACCGGCTCTAACGTGGTTACGGGCGTTTTCTTGGGTTGTTCTTTCACCAACCCGCTTACCAAGCAGAAGCAGTTCTCGCAGTACTGGCCCGCTTCGACGCAGGCTGGTGATGCGGTGGCTTATGTGGCTGATGATCCGGATACCGTTTTCAAGGCGGTGGTCTGCTCGTCGGGCACGACGCTGGCGTCTGGTGCGAAGGCAATGGTTGGTACCAACCTGTCGTGCATCAACAACACTGGCTCGACTGCTACTGGCAACTCGGCTAATGCGATCCTTGCTCCGACTGCTACTCCGGTTTCGACGATCCTCCCGGTTCGTTGCGTGGGTGTGGTCGAGGACACGGCGTACAGCCTCTCGGGTAGCGGTTCGTCGAACGGTATCACTCTGACCCTCACGGGTACGGGTGCGCCTTCGGCTCTTCCGGTTGGTACGAGCGTGAGTTACTTGGCTGCTAATGGACAGGTCATTGATACGGGTTCGTTCCTTGTCGCGGCGTACGCGGCGGGTGACACCTCGCTCAATCTGAACGCTGCCATTGCGGTTCCGGGTGGCGTCACCTCGATCCCGTCGTCGTCCACTGTCGTGTTCACTGTATATCCGGAAGTGTTGGTCAAGATCAATGTCCTCACCCACGGCTACTACAGCAGCGTAACGGCCTAATAGGAGCAGTAAAAAATGGCTATTTCACGTGCACAACTGCTCAAGGAACTGCTTCCGGGTCTTAACGCCCTGTTCGGTCTTGAGTACAAAACCTATGGTGAGGAGCATAAGGAGATCTACGATACCGAGACCTCCGAGCGTTCCTTTGAAGAAGAGACGAAGCTGAGCGGGTTCTCCGCTGCCCCGGTGAAGGCCGAGGGTCAAGCCATTGCGTACGATAACGCGCAGGAAGCTTGGACGGCTCGTTACAACCACGAGACCATTGCTCTCGGCTTCTCCATCACGGAAGAGGCGGTTGAGGACAACCTGTACGACTCGCTCAGCAAGCGTTATACGAAGGCTCTTGCTCGCGCTATGGCGTACACGAAGCAGGTCAAGGCTGTGTCGCCCCTTAACAACGGCTTCTCTGCTGCCTATCCGGGCGGTGACGGTCAGCCGCTGTTCTCGGCTTCACATCCTCTGGTCAACGGCGGCACCAACAGCAACCGTCTGACTGCCTCGGACCTCAACGAAACTTCGCTTGAGGCTGCGGTGATTCAGATCGCTGGCTGGACCGACGAGCGTGGTCTCCTTATCGCGGCGAAGCCTCGTAAGCTCATCGTGCCTCCGGCATTGATGTTCACTGCGAAGCGCATCCTCGATACGGAACTGCGAGTGGCAACTGCCGATAACGACATCAACGCTCTCAAGGCAATGGGGTCGATTTCGGAAGGTTACACGGTCAACCACTTCCTGACGGACACGAACGCTTGGTTCCTCACGACCGACGTTCCGAACGGCATGAAGCACTTTGTCCGTACGCCGCTCCAGAACTCAATGGACGGGGATTTCGATACTGGGAATGTCAGATATAAGAGCCGAGAGCGCTACAGCTTCGGATGGTCTGATCCTCTGGGCATGTTCGCGTCGCCGGGTTCGGCCTGATAAATCAGTAACTTACGCTGATTTGGGAGGGGGGCTTCGGCCCCCCTTCTTTTTGTCTTGACGATTTATAAAACATCATATACTCTCTACCTGTATCGTAATACGGAGTTAGAGATGGACACTTCAACGCTGCCCAAATCCCGTGCCGAAGCCAAAGCCAAAGGTGTTAAGTACTACTTCACAGGGGAGCCGTGCAAGCACGGGCATATCGCCCCACGCAAAACCAAGGGGTCTTGTGTGGAATGTCTAAAGGTTGAATGGGAAAAGGGCAATATCGCCCGTGCTGAATACTTTCGGCAGTACAACCAGTCCGAAGCAGGCAAAGAAGCCAAGCAGGAGTACTACAAACGAAATCGCAACCAAGTAATTGCTCGCGCACAAACCCGTTCTGCTGAAACAGTCCGTCTATATAAATACAAGTACAAAAAGGAAAACCCGGATATCTACCGTGCTTTGGTGAATTTTCGTCGCCGCCGTTTCCGCGATGCTACTCCCAAGTGGCTTACCAAAGAGGACAAACGGGCTATTAGGCAGTTGTATATCGACGCTATGACGGTGACTCGCATCACTGGGGTGCCGTATGTCGTGGACCATGAATACCCTTTAAACGGGGAGACTATTTGCGGACTGCATGTCCCTAAAAATCTGCGGGTAATGACCCGCGAAGAGAACCTAAAGAAGTCCAACAAGCTCATTGACACCCCCTAGCCCCCCGTCTACGGTTTGGTAGACTGCCCCAATGCGTAGAGACGGCATACCCAAACAGTTTCAACTCGCAGGCCACACCATCCAAGTGGTGAACGTCCCTGTACGCAAGTGGAAGCACGGCAAGGATTGCGTCGGCATGTGGCTCCCGTCAGAAAATCGCATCGAACTTCTGACAATTCTCAAGGGTACCCACCGCCAACAGGTCTTTCTCCACGAGGCTACCCACGCAATCCTCGACACCGCCGGATACTACGAACTCTCAGAGGACGAACCCTTGGTAGATCGGTTATCGCACCTGCTTCAGCAGATGCTCACCACAATGGAGTAATCGTGCCGTACAAGGACAAGGAACTAGCCCGCAAAAAGCAGAGAATTTACAGCCTCAATTGGTACTACAAGCACCGCGAAGATCAGATAGCAAAGCAGAAGTTACGTAAACGAGCCAAGCGCAAGGAGTGGGAGGAGTACAAAGCCAAGCAGAAGTGTTCTCACTGCGGGTTCAGCCATCCGGCGGTCATCGATTTTCACCACATCATCCGCAAGAACAAGAAGTCGGTAAACAAACTGGCGGCTGTCAAAAACAACATACCCGAAGCCATACGCGAGGCTGAGACCAAGTGCATACCCCTGTGTTCCAACTGCCATCGGATACTGCATTGGGAGGAGTATCAGAAAAGTCGTGACAAGAGGAAAAAACGTAGTTGGCGCTATTTCTATTGACATGGCACGAATAAGGTCTCAAGATCTAGTATATGCCATATAAAATTGATGTCTGCGGTATATACAAAATAGTCAACAAGGTGACTGGGCAATGCTATGTCGGACAATCACAGCGAGTTAAAAAACGCTTGAAAGAGCATTTTCGGCTTCTTCGGTGGAACAAACACACGAACCCGCATCTACAAAACGCCTATAACAAGTACGGTGCGGGAGCATTCTACGGGGCAGTCGAAGTGGAATGCTCTAACCTTGACGAACTAGATCAGTTGGAAACTTCATTCTTGCAAGGAGATGCGTGGTTCGAAGAACCGACCGTGTACAACATTGCAGACTTTGCCAAGGCTCCCATGCGGGGCAAAAGTCATTCTGAAGAGGTGCGAAAGCGCATTCGACTTGGAAGACGGGCTAGTACATTTGACTACCGAAGTCCTGAATATCGCGCCGTTCTTTCTAAAGCGCATATGGCACGGAATTACTCGGACCCGAAATTTATGGCAAAAGTGAAATTTATTGTAGACAATCCAGATATGACGTATGCTGAACGCGCAAGAAGGCTTGGGTCTGACACGGGTTCAGTACGTAAACTGGCGTTGAAGTATCAGCATCTTAAAGGAGTTCTGTAATGGCCCAGACACGTTTTTCCGGCCCTGTAGCCTCAGATAACGGCTTCCTTATCAACCCTAGTTCGACGGTTACGGCGGGTGGCGCGGCCATGCTGCTGGCTACTACGTCGGCTGTCGGCATCTATGTCGGCTCGGGCGCTCCGTCAGTTTCGGCGGCAAAGGGTTCGCTGTATCTTCGTACGGATGGCACGACCACTAACAACCGTGCTTATATCAATACGGACGGTGCAACTACTTGGACCAATATCACCACTGGCGCGTAATCTAGGAGTACCCCATGAGACCATCAGTACTGAGGGTCAGGGGAGGTCAGTCGTCCAACGTCTACACTCCTGACCACTACATCTCTCCGATGAACGTGGCGCTCGGCGTTCGGGTGAGTGGTACAGTTACTTGCACTGTGCAGTACACGTTTGACGATGTGTTTGCGCCGTCGTATGACCCGTCTTCGGGCAACTGGACCAATCATCCTTCCCTGACTTCGTTAACGCTCAGCGCCGATTCCAACATTGCCTATCCCGTCACTGGGGTTCGTATTGTGGGCAACACGGGTTCTGGCGAAGCGTTCCTGACGATCATCCAAGCGGGTGGTGGAGGCTTGTCGTGAGTATTGCACGCGATATTACTGGCGCTGCTATTTCCGATGGTTCCGACAAACTCTTCAGCCTTTTGGCTTTGGTATCTAATCCCAAGGTCTACGAAGCGAAGGTCAAGGAACTGCAAGATCTGACCGCGCAAAACAAGAAGTACGTGGATGCCGTTGGTCCCGTAGATGACATCGTTCGGTTGCGTAGCGAAGCGGCTGAGTTGCACAAGGCGGCTCGTGCCAAGGCAGAGGAAGCGGAGAAGGCGGCTGCTGAAGCCCTCAAGAACGCTCAGGCCGAGGCTGCTGCGGTCATTGCCGCTGCCAAAGAAGCGGCGGACAAACTCAACAACGACGCTAAGGCGGCTACTAAAAAGGCTAACGATCTGACTAAAAAGTCTACGGATCGTGCCACTGCACTTGATGCACGCGAGGCGGAACTTGGCAAATTGGCGGAGAGCCTTCGGGTTAAGGACGCTGCACTCGTCAAGGCACTGGCTGATGCTGAATTGGCTAAGAATGAAGCCGCCAAAGCGAAGGATGATCTGCTAGCCAAGCACAAAGCCTTTCTTCAGGGATTGTAAATGACTGGCATAGTTGATTTCCGTACTTCGTTACTTGATGAAGTCGGGAATCCTATCAACTCTGGAAATCCGCTACCCACTACGGGTGGGGGCGGAGGCGGCGGTGGCGGCGTTTTTGACTTTTACGCGCTTAACGACTTCCTTGATGGCGACCCTTTATATCTTGGAAAAGCGAAATCTGATGGGACTTGGCTGGTGCAGAAATACACTGGCAGTACGGGCGAGATGCGGTATGCGAACCTGTCAAATAATGCTGGGGTAACGACCTATGCGACGGCGTGGACAAACAAAACTACGCTGACCTATGGGTTGTTCCAGACGTTGACTGGGGTCTAATAAATGGCAAACCAAACCGTCACCACCGTCGTCAACTACGACGACGCCGCTATCAGCGGCTTGAACAACGGCGAGTCGATAACGATTAACGGCGGCTCGGTCACTGTAAATGCCGACGTTCGCTGGAACCAGCAGGCTGCGGTGTTCGGCGCGGTAACGTTGTCGTCATCGCTTGGCGGGTCGTTCTTACTCGACGGCACCGAGATTTGGGAAGTGCCGTTTAGTGCATCGTCTGGCAACGTGCCGACGCAGGCCGCACTTGGCTCAAACGGTGTCACGGGTGGCACCTCGGCCGCAACGGGTGAATTGACTCGCGTCTGGGCGACTGGTTCGCTTACTCCTGAAGCGGCAG